CTTGCCCGTCAACGGGTCGTCATCCCCCTTGATCATATAAAGATCGGCCGGTTCCTCAAGGGCGCGGTTCCATTTGGCCGCGATGGTGTCCTCACGCTCTTTCACGCTGACCTGCACCCGCTTATCCAGCGCCATGTTCCGCAGCATCATGATGGTGGGTTGATCATCGGCGTCGGCCTGGACCATCAGGACCGTGTTGTCCTGGCTGAGCGTCGCAATGTCCTTGGTGATGGTGTCAATCAATTGCTGCGGGCGACCGCGAGTCGCCAGCGAAATAACCAGTTTCATGACAGCCTCTTATTCGTCGGTGGTTTTATGACTTGGTGCCGGAATGTCCACGCCAGGATCGATACTCATCTTTAAACTGCCGCCCGTGCCGCGGTAGCGCCCGGAATTCATCTCAAATCCGTTTTTCATGGCACCGCGGACATTGGCCTTGCTGCCCATCAGACTTTCGTCCCGATCGCGCATTTGCTGCATGGCCGCCGCGGTTTCTTCGTTTTTGGCCTGTTTCGTCATGCCGATAGGACGTTCCTCGAGCCGCATGCCGTCGCGAATAATATCGCCAGTCTTGTTAACCGGCACGTAACGGCCGGGATGCCTCTCGGCCGGCACCGGACGCCAACCGTTTTCGTACATCTGCATTTGCTGCCCAATCAGCAAATCGGGATTGTTATAAATCGTCACCGCATTCCACTGATACGACCAGCCCTCCGGCACGATTTCGGACGGAACATGGAACGGATCAGTGCCGCCCTTACGGGACCGCGTCAGCGCCTCGCCGCCACGGCCAATAAAATCCTCGCGGGCGCCACCGCGCGTTGTCTCTCGCGTCTGATTGCGCGGACGGCCTCTCGCACGACGCTCGGGTTCATTTTGTTCGTCAGGCATAACCAGCTCCATTCCCATAGGTGTCGGTGCGACAGCCGACACGGGATCGTCCCACGATATATCGCGTTTGCCGCTCATTGCTCAAGCCACGTCTTGTCATAGAGGCCCTGTTTCATGCCTTCACGCTTGCGGCGGGCCATTTCCTGAATGCCGATTGGTTCGCCCTTTTTCCAGCGATTTTGTCCTGTGGGATCGGGGTAGTTCCAAATCAACGTCCCGTCCTGCGCCGCCACAGCCTCCCGCTGGCTGAGTTTCACCACCGACGAGTTGCCATTCACCGCGCCGCCGTCTGCCGACGAAACCGGCGCGACAGGCACGGATGCTTTCTTGGGAGCCGCCGCAGTCTTGGCAGGTTCCGGTTCCTTCTTGTTCATGCCCAGAAACTCCTCAACGTGGGCGAAATATTCCGGCGTATCGGGAGATATTCCCTCGGCCTCTGCATCGTTATGCGCCGCATTGACCTTGGCGGCGCGACGCTTTTCATCGGTTGACGCCTGCCCGACAATCGTCATCGCCAATGCTCGAGCGTGTTCTGGATGCGCACGCAACCATCGTTGCGTTTCCGATGCACGCCCCGAAATAAATGCCTCGACAGGATCAGATGGAGCAGCCGGAGCGTCCTGCCGTTGCGAGCGTTGCGGGCGTTCCTCAGACGACGTGCGTTGGGATTCAAGTTCATTCTTTCCCTCCAGCAGCCGCTGCCTGATCGCTCGAGACTCGGCCATTTTATCGGCAGCTTCAGCCTGACGAGTCCAATCTCCAGCCTCCGACGCGCTAACATAATCTTTTTTGGCGGCTGTAATATCGGAATCCGCAGCAGCAATGCCGCTCTCAAGTTGCGCCAATCGGCTTTCGGATACTTCACTGCGGGCTGTTTCACTATCCCGCTCAGCTGCCGCTCTCGCTGCACGTTCCGCCTGCGCTCTGCGATCGGCTTCTTCGCGTCCCTGACGTTCGCGTTCTCGCTCGGCTTGAGCCGTTTCGACCTGTGCCTTGAGTTCGGCAACGGGATCAGTCTTCGGTTCCGCTGCGGCCTTCTCAGAAGGAACTTCCACCTGAGTCGTCGGCGGCGGATTGTCCTCGATCTGGACTTCGATTTCCGGTTCGTCAGCCATATTTCACCTTCGAGGCAAGTTCCACCATTAACACCTTCCGGTCCTCAATTTTAGCGCGCAAGTCCTCGCCGCGCTTGATTATATCCGGAGGACAAGAATACCCGTGCGTGTAAAGGAACGGCAACATTGTGGCTTCGGACAGGCGAAGCCATTCGATATATTCCTCATAAGCCTCGATTAATTCATGCATCGCCAACCTCAATAAATCAGGAATGGATGCTTAAGCTTCATGGCAATATCCTGATCCCAGAACCACCTGCACGGCGTTCCATCCGAAGGAGTATCCGGGTCCGTTTTAAACAATTCGTGTCCGTCGCTAGCGCGAAAACCAACCCAATCGCCTTCCTTGACGACAAAACCATGGAACTTATGCGCTGCCGTATCGGTAAAGGCCCCCGGGCCCGCCATGAGAACCAACCCGGACTTGCCTTGAAAGCGATCCTCGACCTGAGATTTGTCGGGCAACCATATAAGTCCCTGCTTGGCGGGACGGATGGCAATGGCCACCAACACGCGATACGGACCGACTTCGATACCAGAATAATCGCCAACCGCGGCGAGTGTGGCCTGCTTGACATCACCGCCCCCTACCTGTGCCTCCGCTATGTCGCGCAGCTTACGATGCGACGTAACGCTCATCGCGGCAGCACCACATAGGAAAGCCAAAGCCAGTACGGATCATCTGGCAAATAACCCACCATAACCAATGGCGCACCTTCCAATAAAGCCCATGTCATGTTCTACCCTCGCAACGCGTCCTCGACCTCGATACACACCGAAATCGCCTCGCCCAAACCGTTGATGACGCCGATTCTTTTCTGAAAATCGTTCCAATCCATCGAATATTCAAGATCGGACAGGTATTTCGTGCGTTTTTCTTCCAACCGTTGCCGCACCGTAATCGGCATCATTGGATGCTCGGGACGGAAAAATTCAACGGCGGACCTGGTCCCCCGATCCTCAGACATCACTTGGGCCCTATTTTGCCTTTGCATAACTACGTTCGGCCCGATGCTCCTTCCGCAAGCGGCCCAAACCGCCACCCGCGCCGGGGAACGGAGCCATCCCGCCCTTGAGCGGATGCTCGACCGGACCGCCCGTGGCATAGGTGACTGGCGGCCAATTGCGAATATCCTTCTGGTCGTTCTTGCCGGGGGAATGAGGATGCGGCTGCGTGCCGGCCCGAAGGCCGGTCTTCCAAGCGGGGCCGTCCTTGGCACCCGTCTTGTGCTTGCCGCCGTCGTCGGCCTCGACCTTGCCGCCCTTGGCATAGGTGCGCCCGCCAATGCCGCGGGGAGGCATCATGGGAGGCATGCCGGGACGAGGTGGCATTATGGGCGGACCTGCGGCACCCGGTAGAATGCCCGGTGGAGCGGCGCCAGGGGGGAGGGCCCCAGCGCCCATCGGGGCCGCAGGAATAGGTGGATGTGGTGGCGGCATGCCAGGAGGCGGCATCATCGGTGGCGCACCCCCACCAGCGTGCGGCGGCACAACCACGTTAACCGTAGTATGCCCCTTGCCTTTTCCTTTGTGCTTGGCTCGGCCGCCACTAGCGCGTTTGACTGAGCCACCACGGGCCCGCTTGTCTAAGCGGACCTTGACGGCTCCGCCATGAGCCCTTCGATCGTTGTCCGCGCCTTCCTTTTTGGACTCGCGCTTGACCTCGTTGCCAAGCTCGTCGTCCTTTTCGTGCCGCTCGGCATGCTCGTCAATACCGCCGCCCGCCGCCCTGAAAAGATGCAATCGGCGGTGTTCGACCTTATGCGCGCGATGTTCGTTATGCGGATGGGCCATCTAGCATGTCCTTAAGCCTTGCAAGGTGAAGTTCATATTTACCACTAGTGTTCGCATGCCGCAATGGCCTGCGCATAGCTTGGGATAGTGTGCCAGTTATCGTCCGGGCTATGAATCGGATGGAAATCCGGCCCGCCGATCGCAACCGGACGCGAGGATGGCACGCACAGCATGTTGGACGACAAGGTCAGCGTCCGATGGGTGGCGTTCGTCAGGCATTCCAGAATCGGCAGATGCCAGCACAAGCTGTACCCCAAATCCATGATCTGCCGGATTAGCGCGCAAGCCGCAGGGGTTCCTGGATCGTTATTTTCTACATATAAGATCGGGCGGTCACGACGAATGATTTCGGTCGCGCCGGCAATCACTTCGTTTTCCCATCCTTCAACGTCCACCTTAATCAAATCAACGGAATTCCAAAAACCGGGACTGAGTTTGTAAATCGGCACGACAATAGCCTCGGCCGGAATTTTAGCCCGCGGCGGTATTCTTTTGACCGACACCGCACCGGTGTTCATGTCGGCGGCTTTCAAGTCATATTGCGGCACTTCAGCTTTACCAATCCGGCCACCAACGGCCGCCGTCCTCGCAATCACGTTGATAAGATCGTTCTGCAAAATATTGAGACACAGCAGTTCACAAATTTTCGGCTGCGGCTCGAACGCATAAACCTTCTTTGCCTTCTTGGCCATCGGCACCGTAATCGCCCCAATGTTGGCCCCGACATCCACTACCACCGAGTCCGACGTGATCAACCCCAATAGCGTCTGCACCTCGTTCTCGCTGTAATAACCAAGCACATCCAACTGCTTGCCGATATAGCGATCATTGTCGTAATAGGTGAACTTGCCGTGCTTGCACTGCTTGGTTTTCAAAGCCATTGCCACAGCCATTGGTCTTTTTCAAAAGGTCTTATCCATGACTTGGGCACGGACCATTCGATACCGTTGCCGCACGACCCGCCTGCTTTGCGAATCCTGACATAACTTCGCGCCACGGCTTCAGAAAACTTATCCTCCCAAAACCATAACGGATTCATTGCCTGACCTCCCTAAAAGAAATAAGGGCCAACCGCAAAAACCAAAAATGCCACGCCCCAGATAAATAAGACACACACCAACACAATCTCTAGTTTCACGAAAAATCCTTCAACCCCAACCGCGACCAGACCTCCTCATAAAGCCATTCGTTCTCGTCGGCGGTCCCGGTAAACCGACCAACCAACCCTACCTCCTTGGCCAGTTTTGCCCTCGCCTCCAAACTTGAGTCCTGCCCAGTCAGTTTCATCAAATCCACAATGGAATGCCGCCAATCCAGTTTCTCGCTGGATTCCGCCGCCTTCTTCTCAAGCGCATCATTTTTTTCCTGATCCGTCAGCGGCAGACGGCCGAACAGGGAATGAAAGAACGCCTTGATGTCAGCCAGAATGCTCATGATGCCTTCTTCGGTTTTGCTGGTTCAGGCGGATTCAGCGCCTCATGCACATTCAAAGCATGTTCCCGTTCCGCCTGTTCACGTTCATGCTGGAATTGGGCGATGTCGAGGCCGTGCTGGGCCACACCCAAGCCGTGCTGGCGATCACCCTCATGTTGCGCGCGTTGCTCGGCCGCCTGTTCCTTAGCCTGATCGCCGCGGTGAATGACGAACTCCCGCGCTAGTTGCGATGTGGCGATATCCTTCTGAACCTGCAGTTTTTGCTGATCCAATTCCGTCTTGATCTGGTTCTGTTGGCCTTCCTGTTGCACTTTGGCCACTTGCGCCTGTGCGGAAATCATCCTCGCCTGCCCGACCAGTGGATCGGCCGAGGCACCCTGCCCACCCGCCGGTTGCGGCATCGGATCGACAATCAAGTTCGTCGGATCCTCCCGCAACACGGCCAACGCCCGTAAAGCAACCTCTTTGGCCGACATGACTTGGGCCAAGGCCGGTGAGTTGAGCATCTGAACCAAGGCGAGTGCCTTGGCAACACGATGGATGTGCGATGGAGTGTTCGGATCGCTTCGCGGCACCAAGGAGCAGTTTTCCAAGGCGGCCCTGAACTTGGTTTCATCCCAGAATCCTTTGCATTTCTTGTTCTGCTGCCAGAAATCTTCCGGATGATCGCGAAACAAGTCCACCAGCATCTGCAGTTCCTCGGCCTGCGCCTGATGCATCCCCTTGTGGGCGGCAGACATGACCTTCGTTGCCTGCTCGATCGACGCCAGCATGGTGCCTACCGGCACATTGGCCACACCCTCAGAGGCCGGGATGTCAGCCGTGCCGCCAAGTTCCTTCGCCTGCGCGGTAATCTTGTCGATCAAGGTCAATAGTCCAGACGTGACATCGCGATACGGCAGATTGGTAACCACGTTGCCGATCGGCATGCCGTTGGTTTCGATGGCGGTGCCGGTGCCGGCCGCTAGACGATAATCGGACGTATTCTGCCGTCCACCAAGCTTTGCCAACAGAAATGCCGGGAAATTCGCGAACATCCCCGCATCCAGCGCCTCGCGCCAGGCAGCCGTCATTGCAGCAGAGCAATTGCCAAGAATATGCCCAAGACCAGTGCCGTAAAAACCAGGGCCTGGAACATAAGGATACTTGACGTAGAGCCTCTTTCTCTGCGCGTCCTCATCGTCCTCGTTCCAGTCCCGGCGGATTGCCAGTACTTCCCGGCTATCCTTGTCCAAAGTCACCAAGTACGGCAGCGGAATACCCTCGCCCTTGAACCCGCTGGGCGCATAGTCGGGCAAATCCAGTTCGCATTGGCATTCCCAAAGGGTGTATGGCCGATCCGCCTCCCGTTTCGAACTTGGCGACGGACTGGTGCCCTGAACACCCGCCACCGCTTGCGCCACCGCAGTTGATGTCGGCGGCGACGGCGTCGTGGCCGGCGTATCGCGATAGGCCCCCAAGAGCTTCATGCGCTGCATGACGGACTGGCGCATTTCGATCTGGTGCGTAATGCGCGCACACGACCGCATGTCCTTCATGGTGTCAGAAACAATCAGGTTTTCAGGGGAGACACTTTCCGAGACCGGCCGCCGCCGCATCGGACAGCGATATATTTTTTTGAAGCCGGAACCGCCAAGGTACACGCCCCACAAGAGCATATGAGACGTATCTGGGTAATATTCAGTTGCTGTAACGGTAAGGTAATAGTTAAAATCCCGTTCCAATGCCTCGGCAAGTTCGTCGCTTTGCGGCGTTTCCCCATCTTGTTCGTCAATCTTGGCCGGGCCTTCGCTCGGGAGAAGCTCCGCTTGGGCATTGGCCCACCCCTTCAATATACCCTCGAGTAGCAACGGATTGGTAACCGTGGACATCCCCTCGACGGCCGCTGACGTATCGCCCACATTGGCCCGTGGCTCCTTGATCTGCAGACCGCAGAAATCAATAATCCGCGCCCTTATCTCGAGCCAGTTCCCGCGAGAGTCATGGTCGTCCGAAATGGCTTGGTGCAGTTCGTTGCCAATCCGGGACAGCTCGTCCGCGTCCATCTTCTCGGCCAGATTGGCATCGAATGCCTGCCCCTCCCGATTCTTCCGGACCTTGTCCAGTTCGACAATAACGCTACCATCAGCCTGATCGTGTTCCACCGTGCCGGTAACCGGATCAATCCGAACCGGCTCGGCCTCATCGTCGCTGACGACAACGCTAATACCCTGGGCTGGATCAGCCATCGATTTCGCCGCGCAAGTGATGCTTTAAGTCTTTGACTAATTCCGAATACGACACCGCAACTTGCTGCTGGGGCGACTTTGTATGAGCCCCGCGCAGCCGCTCGATTTCGGCCGCTGCATTCGTCAGCAAAGCTGCCGTCACCTCGTCTGTATGCGCCACATCTTTGGCCGTCGACCGCAATTCGTCCACAATGTCTTTCATCATCCGTCCTCCATAGCACACTCACGGCATTGCCGCCATTACGAATTCCGCCGCAACTTGCGGGACAATCGCGTTGCCTGCGGCGCGCAGCTTTCCCACTCGGGCGGGTACCCCATGAGCCAGAGGGAGAATGCCGGATTGAGTTGGCCGCGCTTTACCGTCGGTGCAGGGGAGCCAGACGAGAGAGCCTGTTTCCCAAGGTCTTTGCCGCGTGGATGTGCCCATTGCTTGGCTATCTGCTCCGGCGTTGCGTTCTCGCTGCGGTAGTCCCTCTCTTTTGGCGTGGCCCACGAACCAAAGCCGCTGCCTGATGTGCGGCGCGCCGACGCCGCAAGCTGGTAATACGGCCGTCCCGCAGGCGTAGCCTTCCGCTTCCAGATCAGCGAAAACAGCGTCGAGCCAGCCCCATCCAATCGCCGCCTCAACCTGCTCTCCAAAGACGACTGAAGGGCGACACTCGCGGATGAGAGAAAACCAGGCAGGCCACAGATGACGCTCGTCATCGGCCGCCTTGCCCTGTCCGGCGGCGCTAAAGGGCTGGCAGGGACAGCTTCCTGTCCAAACATGTCTATCGTCCGGCCAC